CCTTTTCCGAAAGTGACCGTGGACTTACGTTCTTTGAACATAGGCATCCTCGGATCATTTTCGCGCATGTATGTGTTGTCAACTGATTGCATCTGCGCATCCGCTTGTTGGCGATAGTACGCATTACGCTGTTCAGTAAACTCCACAGGTGTTTTGCAAAGCAGGAGACCACCTACCTCAATACTGTCTGGAAACTTTGCCGCAGCAGAATTAAACAGACGAATCTCGGGATGATCAGAAGCTTTAACGGGTTCCCAACCCTCGGCAAGCTTGGAGGAATAGTTTGTGGCGTCATCTTTGCCTTGCGACGCAATTCTGATCCAGCGAAACGCATAACCCACTTCCGGTTTCGGATCGGGTAGAAGTTTAGGGGGCATCCATTGTTTAGGACGCTCCGCCTGTTCGCGGGTATCAAGTTCGCGTGATGCGCGGTTAGTTTTTTCCATTTTCATTTCCTCATTTCTTCAGCAACCTTACGGGCGTACAGTTCCAATGGAACTCCCAGCCGCTTGGCGAGATTTACCTGTGTCTGCGTCAGCACGATTTTGCGCGGTGCTGTACTACGGGTCGCAGGTGTAACATTGTTGGATTTGGTACGTTGAGGTTTCGCATCAACGGACTCATCGGCTCCAAACTGATCCGAGAATCTTTCCCTGATGTCAGTGTTAATACGTCGGTAGTATTCGTCACTGCCACTCGGTATTCCTTCACTTACTAACTCTTCATGTAGGCCCAAAGCATAGGCCGTCATGCGTTTGTTGCTTCCAAACCACTGATTTTGGTCTTGCCATGCAAGCAGTTTGTCGTCAACAGGGGCAGCTTTAGTAGGCTGTTGTGTGATTTGTACAGGAGTTTCTTCAACCTGTAAAGGGGCTGGCCTAAAATTATTTACTTTATCTGCACGAATTTTAGCGTGAGTAAGTGCTTCCTGAGCCTCAACCAACTTGTCCGTATCCCCAGCTTCATAGGCTTCGCGGTACATGCGTTTAGCGGCTTCAACCTCCCCAGAGATTACTTTCTTGGCTTGTTCCAAGAGGGCAGTCTGGTTTTGATTGACCGAACCTTTGAGTTTTTTATTCTCTGCAAGTACGGCTTGCGCTAGGCGTAGTGCCTCGTCTTTCTCACGTTCAGCCGATTCTTTGGCGCGGCGTTCTTCGTGATAACCCTTAGTAAAGTGTTTTATACGTTTTTGAACACTTTCGTCGTACTTTGACAGTTCTTCGTCAGTTACGTCTCTGGGCGGCTCCTCCATGGGCTTGCGACCACGGTCGTCTTCAGGCGTATCGTCTACGACCTCAATTTCCGGCGCGTTGGATTCAGGCTCTACCACGTTCCCACCCTTGCGGGGGTTGACTTCCTTTTCATCAGGAAATTCAAATTCTGTTTTTTCGATTTCAGCCATGATTACTCCTTAGTTAGGGCGTTGGATACCACGAGGGTCTTGCACAACAGCCTGAATAGAATCGTCATTGATCAGACGCCATTCGGTACCGTGAATTTTCATGCGCGTGCCGGTGTTTGGACGAACCAAAATAAAGTCACCAACTTTGCATGACGGACCAGATGGGAATCTGGCAGCGTCTTTAAACGCATCAGGACCAATCTTGGCAACAAACAACACGGGGGATAAAAGCTCCTCGTGGTGCATCATTGTTGTAGATTTAAAAATCCCTGTCTCACTGAATTCTTCTTCAGCTTTTGGCAACATACACAGTATGTGATACGTTGCGGGGTCCGGCACTTGTTTGGCTTTTTCTTCAGCGGAGGTATTGAGCACCCCACTTAAGTCAACCGCACTAACGTCGAAATCAGTCATCTTCATATTCCTTAGTTTTTCGCACGAGGTCAGCAATTTCCATCTGTGCGGTTTGCAGACCTCGGATAACTCCGCACAGTTCTCGGTAGTGGCCGTAGGATTTCGCGCTACCACCACTAACACTCTCGACCGACTGCTTGACGTGTTCTTCAAGCTTCTTGTTTAACACTTCAAGTAAAGTGGCCATCATTCATCCTTCGTAGGTTTGTTATTGGCGTTCTCAGCCGCCATCGCAGCCTGACGCATTTTCGCCATGTGGACTTGACCGCCATGAGCTAACTTTTGAGCGTGTACTTGCCCGCCATGCGCCATCTTCTGCTGAGCCTGCGCTTGCTGCTGCTGCATGGCTTGCTGCTGTTGAGCCTGAGCTTGCTGGAGTGCCATCTGTTTAGCCGCCATCTCTAGGGCATGCAGTTCTTGGGCTTGTGCAATCTCTTGCTGTAGACGCATCGCTGCCATGTTGGGGTCTTCACCAGCTTTAGCTGCGTTCTCGCGAGCCTTGAGTGACAACTCCTCGGCTTTAATCTGCAAGTCGCCCTTGACCTTGAGTTCTTTAGTATCAGCGTCTTGCTTCTTGATCGCCAACTCCTGCTGCTGCATCTGCATGACTGGGTCTTGAGCTTGCGCCATCGCTTGCTGCTGCGCGGCCTTGGCCTTGTCCATCTGGAGCAACTGCGCTGCAGCTTGCGCCACAAGTTTAGAAACCTGAACTTCAGTCTGCTCATCCAACTGTGCATCAGGTGGTGGCAATGTCGCACCCAGTTGTTCCTGAATCTTCTGACGGTACTGGAACGCTAAGTGTTCTGCAGTATGCGCCATGATCGCGGCTTGCATCTGCTGCGCCATCGGGTTCTGGCCAAGCTGCCCCATGATGACTGGGTCCTGCATCATGGATTGATGAACAGCAATGTGTGCGTCGTGATCTTGATAGATAAACGCCTTTGTGGGCTTGCCAGTCAGGAACGACATGTTCTCGCTAACAGGATCGCGTGGTGTCTGATCGTCGTCTGTCGGCACAAGCTTCTCAGCGTTCTTGATACCCAACACCTCGATCATCTGACGGTGCAGAACTGGGAGGTTGTAAATCTGCGGAGCGCCTTGAGCCAACTGAATGACTGCTTGGTACTGCATGATCCGTTGTGCCATCGTCGCACTGTTGGGATCGCTGACTGGAATAACTGACACGGTGTCGTAGTCAGCTTGCTTGGCTTTACGATCACCTTCAACTGGATCAAAGCTGTACTCGGGTGGTGTGTTATCACGGATGATGTCACGCAACAATTGAAACTCTTGTTTCATGCTGTAGTGAACACGCGCTTGCACAGCACTCATTGTCTTAAGCTGGCGTTCTAACAGAGCAAGCGTGGTACCCACCGGTGCATTCGCACTCATGTCGCTGATGTTCATATCAGCAATAGAGCCAAGGCGACGACCTTCGTCAGTGATCTTATCTAACAGACCTGCCAGAACTTGTGATGGTTCTTTGTACGGCAATGGCATGATGTTGTCACGGATAGCACCAGACGGCACGTCCATGTCACGGAACTCACCGGGACTAATTGGGGTATCGTCATCCTTGATCCGCAGACCGCGTGTCTTTAATCCACCGGGTAAGTTAGCCAGTGTGCCGGCGTCAACCAACTGACGAATGATAGATGTCCCTGCGCGTGCGTAGCCACCAATCAAGTGAATCAAACCAAGGCCATAAGCACCAAAGCCCGGCACGTATGTGTACTGTACGAAGTGTTGGCGTTTTAATTTCTTCTTGTCATCGTCGTTCCAATTACGGCGAATAGCCAGCACTGTGCTTGTGCCGCGATCAATTGTGATGATGTAAGGCCGAGCAATCTCATCCTCGTCCTCATACCCCGGCAAGTCGTAGTCGATGTGGACTTCAAGTATCTGGTATCTGTCGTCGTCCGTCAGGCTGTAGCCTTGGTCGTCAGCTTTCTTTTTCTCGACGTCTGTGTGGATGTTCTGTGGCTCACCCAAATCCTCATCAACATAAAAGCCAGCGACCTGTAGCTTCTTAACCTCATTCTTGGTTTTACGCATCACATGCGTAAGCCTTTCCGCAGTGGCCGCACTAGACGCGCCATAGGGAATAATGATGTCTTCCGCGGGTATGAACATCGCAACCTGACGGCCAAGCGACGGATCGAAATAAACTTTCTTGAACGCAGCACCCGCCAAACCTAAGTTGTACAACATGCGCTCGTGCTCTGGGCGATACTCAGTCATCACCTCAGTCAACTGATAATTCATGTCGTCTCTGACACGCTCCGCCGCCTCCTCTTTAAGACGGTCAATGGCACCGATAATTTCCGTTTTAACTGGACCCTGAGCAGGGAACGTTTCAATGATAGTTTCAGACTGGAAGCGAACAGCGGCCTCCGTGAGTACAGTCGAGAAAACTCCGCAAGCGCCGAGCCAAGGCTCTGTCCTTTCTTCATACTTCATCCCCAAAACGTCTAAGCCTTTGACATACATCTCAACCCAGTCTTTGCGGCTAGAAATGTCTGAGTCCACCATCTCAATGATGTCGCTTGCAACTTTCTGCAACTCACCTGAGTCCATCTCTTCTGCAAGGTTGGCATCAAAGTCGTCGCTCTTGTCACCAAGCATGTCAGTCAAGTCAATCTCAATGCCGTCCATGCCAACAATTACGCCGTCAGGATTCTCAATCTGAATCTCAATGCCGGGGCCGTCATCTTCAGCGGCCAGTGCATCCAACCCAAGCGGTGCTGGGTTTAAAGAGGGGAACATATTAGTAGCCATGTAAAGTCCTTAGTAATACGCTTGCCGACGGGCCGCGTAACGGGGTTCATTATCCTCGTGGTCACTGCTCAAGCGCAATAGCCCACCCTTGCGAATTCTCATCATGGCAAGCGTCATCGTGTCCACCTCGTCGTCATGCTCGCCTGCGGGAAACGCCAAAATCTCCTCTACAGTGGCCGCAGCCCACGCATTCTCAGGAAACCAAACGTGCCCTGACGCAAACATATCTGCCACGGCGTTAAGCCTAGCAATCTTGTCTTGACCCTTACCGGGACTGAAGTCCTGCACAAATATACCTGACCTGCGCATCTCGTCAATCAGCGGTTGACCGCTGGCTTTAGCCTCAACAATCACACTGTCCGGCTCCCACAGCTTGTACTGCTCGTGCGCCATGGCTTTTAGCTCTGGAAACTCGTATTTCCCCTTGACTTTGTTCAAGAGGATCACATTCTGCGTCCCATCGTCGTCGTTTTCCCACACACCCCACGTATGGCACACGGAGAAGTCAGACCTTTCTTTGGTAGTGAGCGCCGTATCGAACGCCTGCACGATAAAGTCAACTCTTGGTGGATCATCCTTCTCCCACCAGCGTATCCAGTCCCGTTTTATGATGGCAGCCTCGGCTGCGGTCGGATTTTGCTGGTATTGAGCGTACCACTGCCACATGATGTGGTGCATTGACGCCCGAGTTTGTTGCAAGGACTCGATTGACCACTGTTCTGGCCAGATTGACTTCTCGTTTTCCGTGCCTTCGTTCAAAATTGCAGGAAATTCAAAGGTTTCGTACGTGTCCCCGCCCTCATTCATGGCGGAATCTTTAATTAGACGCCCAATCAGGTCCCTCTGGTGCCACCTTGTGTGTAAAACACAGATTTTCCCCTCTGGCATCAGTCGAGTACGCAGACCAGCGCTGAACCACTCGTACGCATTGTCCAAAGATGTGGTGTTTCCAGCCTTAATGTCCTGCTCAGACAGCGGATCGTCGGCAATAATCAAGTGGGCACCACGTCCAGCCAGCGCACCACCCACACCAATCGCAAAATACTCGCCACCTTTGGTTGTATTCCACTGCGCAGCAGCTTTGGCGTCACTTGCAATGTTTGTTCCGGGGAAAATTGCCTTGTATTCGGGCGTATTGATCAGATTTCGCACCTTGCGAGCCATTACAACCGCCAAATCTGCAGTGTGTGAGGCCACAATTACCTTGTGATCGGGGTGTTTGCCTAAGTACCAAGCTGGATAGTAGATAGAAATCATCTGGGATTTACCCATACGAGGTGCCATAGACACGGCGATCCGGTTCTTGATGTTCTGCTCGACCTCCATCAGCAGGTTGCCCAGCCGTTTTAAGTGAACTCCAAACTTATAGTTAGCATCAATAGCAGCAATGAACGACAAAAAGTCGTCTTGGGCCAAGGTCTGGCGCTTTCGACCATCCAACTCTGCAAACATAGCTAACAGTTCCGCTGCCTCATCTGGGGGCAGCTTCTTAGAAATCCGGTCAATGATCTCTGGCGTTAGGGTTTGCTGCATCAGATTGCTTCAACGTCGCTAATATCTATCTGCACTTGGGACTTGGTTGGCTTGTTGTTGTCTACAACTTCTGCTTCCAGCACTTTGGTCAGGCGTTCTCGCAGCATTTGTTCTAACTCTTCCGTAGGCCGGTGGCGCATCGTGATCTCGGTCTTGTCCGTAAATAACCCAACGTCGCTGATCTTACCTAGCAGTTCCAGTGACTTCATCCGTATGCGGGGATCAGGGTTTGCCGTTTCAGATAGCAGTTTATTAGTTACGTAGGTCCTGAGTTGCTGGGCGGACTTAATGACTACCTGATCGTATTCAGACAGCAGAGACTGCAGATACACCACCATGCCGGGAGAAGACAAGTCCTCGTCAGACGCCAACTCGTTCCCGATGAACACCTCGCGGGCTTTGTGCTTGTCCGCTTCGGATACTTCGTTTGGGGCTGGCAGATTGTTAGTGTCTACTAACGCAGCCATGGCTGCGGCCACGCGGGTCTCCAGCGACTCAAATGTCGGGGAGTAGTCCGCAAGCGGAATATTGAAATCTATAGCAGGTGTGTACATAGGCGGAGTAGCAGCCGTTAGTTTTGCGGATTATATATGTAATTTTTTTCTTGTGTGTTTTATTTAACAAGGGGGCGTCTTCCGTTAACGGACCCCCACGGTCTGCGGTTGGCAGTTTGTTCTTGTTGGGTTGCCCATCGGCAGTTGTCGGGACTATAGCCTTTTGTATTGTCTATTCTGTCTATGGAATGCCCCGTTGGTTTGGGTCCCATATCTTCAAAGAAACATAGCCAGCCGGTCTTACCGTTTTCCCCAAACCTCCAGCGGTTGCAGACAGCTATTCCCCGCCCACCATAATAACTATACTTGGGTTGCTTTGGGTTATAGCACCGGTCTATCATGGATTTCCAAGACTGTTTGGTATACGTACGTCGCTCCTCATCGGCGGTTTTAATTAGTGCGGCACGAAACTCGTCCGCATAACACCCACAGGATTTTGTAACTCCCGTCTTCAGCTTGAACCCCAGCACCACCGAGGTGTTGCCGCAGTCGCAAAAGCAGGTCCAGCGCGCATTGGATTTTTTGTCCCGGCTGTGCAAACTTTGCACAATTAATCTACCAAATCGTTGTTGTTCCATGATATTCCTTAGATGGGGGTAGGGTGGGATTGTACTGTATTTTTTATAATTTTGTATAGGAATGGTTTTATTTTGCTGCCGGGGGATGCTGCGCTCAGCGTAATGCGGGCGGGACTCCGTCAGCCCCCAAGGACGGGTAGGGGGGCGGTGGGGTCAAAACAGGCTCAAAAAAAGATAAGGTTATAACTAAACAAAAGGGTTGACAAAACTATAAAGTTGCTATACATTAGACCCATCGGTTAGGCAATTCGGCTTAGTCGATATGTAAGTCAACGCTATTTAAGGAAATCAAAATGGCAAATTTCACAAAGTTGCACACCGCTATTGTCGGTGCTTTCAAATCCGCTAAGGTTAAAGCTGAAAAGCTGGAAAACGA